GATTCAGGTTAGACTGCCCGATGTAGATGTAGCCGTTCTCAAGAGGAGAACCGTCGAGGTCGTTGAAGACAGGGAAGGGTGAGATGATTGAAGAGGGCATTACTGGGACTCCTGTTGAGGTTCTGTGCCTTGGGGCGTGAGGTAAAGTTTGATGAGCGTCTTGGCTTCTGGAAGCGTGTCCTTGTTCAGGGGACGAAGCAGTTTAGCCATGAGGTCTTTATCGGTCATTGCTTCTACCAGAATTGCTCTGGCTCTTCCAGATGGATCACCCGAAACTGAAATGAGCTTGTCCAGCAGTTCCCCAGAAGCTCTAGCCGCTGATCCGGCCATGCCGTATTTCAGGCTGCCAGGAATGAGCCCGTACCCAATACGGCCAAAAATCCCAAGTAGGTTTTTTGCCTCCTTGTCAGCAAACTCCTGCGCCAACTGAGTGTTGAGACTTGTTACAGACTGCCCGGCAGACGCCCTGCGGAATCGTTCCATTACTTCAAGCTGACCCCTAAACACATCAAGCATTCCAAGCTCTTTACTGCCTTTTCCAAGCACCGTCTCTATTGCTTTGCGAGCGTCAGAGTCAGCAGCAAGCATCCTGTTCATGGCAGCATACGAAGTCGCAAAGCTGTCTGTTGTTACGGTTGCAGTTGGGTTTTCAAGCGTTGAAACAACCTCTCCGAATCGAGCCATCTCTTTGCGCATGTACTCAAACATGGCATTTTTTACGCCCTCCTTTGCTTTGCCAGTGCCATCCTTGGCGGCAGAACGCATCAAGTCTTTGGCGAACTGCTCAGGATCTCCGGCTTCCATCATTTGTGTAATGGCGTTGACCGGGCTTTTGCCGATAACTTTAGAAGCAGCACTGTCAGCAATTTCTTTTTGCTTTTGCTTGAACTGCTCTTTTGCTTGAGCCTTGGCTGCTTGAGCAACAGAAGCAGCTTCCTGTTTTGCAAGCTGTGATGCTTCTTTGCCAAGACCTCGCAACTCTTGAGTAAAAGTTCGCTGTACTCTTTCTGCGCTAGCGACGGCCTCTGTGGCCTGAGCAACATCTTTTGCAAAAGCGTCAACAGATGCGCGAACTTCAGGGAAAACCTCCAGCCAGCCTTCAACCTGGCGCTTCTTGAGCCACGAGTTGAATTTTGCTGGGGTTGCCTTTTCTCCAACAGATGTGGCTAGGTCATTGATGATCCAGTCCTGAACAGCTTGAAGCGCCTGTGGGTCATCCTTGATGGCTGCACGAAGCTGATACTGCGTTTCTAGTGGCTTCGACAGGTACGCATCAATAGTTCTGGAATCTTCAACCTTTCCAAAACGCACAGAGTCTCCAGTTTTGCCGCCGTACTTTTCTTTGTAAGACCTGTACTTTTGATTTGCGGCAGCAATCTCAGAACTGATGACTCCAAGTGCTTCGATGTCCTTTTCAAAGCCCTCTTTAACCATCTTCAGCAAACGGATTTCGTTTGCGTCCACAGAAGCTCCAATCTTTCCGTTTATAGCAGCAATCCCAGATCTCAAGTCTTGAACTGAAATGCTTGTTTGAACATCTTTTTTAGGAGCCAACTTAATCAGGACTTCCTTAATCTTTTCAGGCAGATCTCCAAACAGCCCAGCTCCTTGTGGCCCGGCAGCCTGGCGCGCTGCTTCCAGAGTGTTTTTGGCATCTGAAGTAAGCGCAGAAACACGCTGCGGCTCATAAGCGGCGTCCACAATCGCTTTTTCTGCCAATCTTTCGCGCTCCCAAACTTCTTTGACCAACCCGCTTGCACGGTCGCGTTCTCGAGTTCTCGATGCAATTTTAATTCTAGCCGTTTCAAGGGCCTGCTTCATCGTGTCAAGCACATCCTCGGCAGTAGCAAGGTTCTGGCTGGCCCGCTCTGCTGCTGCGCGTTCTGTTACAAGTGCTGTTTCAACAATGCTTGCAGCCTGTTGATCTCCCCTCCTAATAAACGCATCTCTGGCAGCAGTAGCGTCATCGCGCAGTTGCTGCACTTGCTGCTGAAGAAATGCTTGGGACTCTTGAAACGTAGCTCCAGACTGTTGCAGCGTTTCACCAATGTTTCGTGAAATTGCTTCCCTAGATCTGGCTCGAACTTGACGCAATGATGCGTTGATATTTGCCAGCGCATTGCCCAACGAGATGAGCCCTTCATTTCCTGTCAACTCAGGAGCCAATGGAGTTATGCCTGCGCCGGTCAATTCTGGCGCAGCTCTTTCAAGCCTCTGTGCAATCTCTTCAGGAACGCCTCCTGCTTGTGTTGCAAACTCCTGCACCACACGACGTGCGCCCTGTTGAGCAGCCTGTTCTGTCCGAATATCACGCTGAAGTGCGCTTGCAATCGGAATCCTTGTGCCTGGAATGAACTGCCTTGGCTGAAGGCCGGCACCAGCAACAGTTCCCAAAGTAACATCTGCTGTTGTTCCACCTCCTAATTTTGCAAGACCACCTCCAATTATTCCACCAAGAACCAATTCTCCAATCGCCTTTGCATTACCGGCTATTGCCTTCTCGATTGTTGCAAATGCTGCTTTTGATGTAAGCAACTGTGGGGCAAGCTCCCCTGCCCCCCTTGACCATTCAGCTTTTGCTCTATCAAAAACAGCCTGAGCCTGAGTTGCCTGTTGTTCTTGTGGTGTCTGAAACTCAGAAACAATCTCTTGCTGGGCCATTCCTCCCAATACGCTTCCAGCAATAGTCATTGGCAGTGCTCCTACCCCTGTCGTTGACCCAACGGCACCTAAAGCAAGTCCACCAACCGTTGGCCCAACTTGACTCACTGCTCCGCGTGTAGCAGCACCAATCATCGAAGGCTCCATCTCCTTCTTGTACTGCTCCCAGATAGGAGCCAACACAGGATACTGTTGCGGATCGAGTGTTGCAGTAGGACTCAGCCCTCCAGATGCGACTTCCTTGTTGAGCACATCCCGGATCGAGCCAGTGCGCTCAAGCTGACCATAAATGGCCTGCACATTTGACTCTGTAGGAACGCCTCCTTGTGGAGACTTTACCTTCAGAAGGTCAGCAGCCAGCTCAGGAGGAGGAACAAGGTCAGCAAGAGTGGCTCCCACTTGTTCAGGTAGCCGGCCTTGAAACTCTCTAGGCTGCTCAAGCATTCCTGGACGTTCGACAGGAATCTGACTCGAAGCAGCAGGCGCTCCAAAATTAGCCTTGTAATGACCAAGCGCAGCCTCAACAGCAGACCTTTCGTCTGGAGCCTCAAGCGTGTACTCCTTGCCGTAAACGTCTAAAGTAAACTCTGGCATATTAGCGAACGCTCTTGATGGTTACTCCAGAAGGAGGAGTGTAACTTGGTGACGGTCCAGCTTGAGTCGGCGCACCTTGAGTTGGAATCTTATTCAAATCCAAATCTTTTCCAACATTTGTCCACCAAGCATTTAGTGGAGTTCCTTTTTTAACAGGGACACCAAACACTGAAATATCCTTAACAGCAGTTCCAATGCTTCCTTCATTTTCAGAAATCCATCCAAGCCTTGCTTCTGCGTATTTGGCCTGATCTTCTGAAAGTCTAGCAATAATATCAACGGCTTTTCTGAACTGCTTTGGAGTTGCGTTTTTGTTCAGCAATCCTTCCCTTGCGGCCCTCATATCTGCATCTGACGCGGAACCAGGAGGAAGATTCTTTTTTGCCTCTGGAGCCAAAAGTGCCTGATATTGCGTTCTTAAAAAAGAAATGTCATTTGATAAAAAAGGAACTTTGTCTCTTACCCATTGCATTACTGATGCCCCAGGGCTTTTTGGAAGCTGAACTTCTCCAGAATCAATGCTACCCAAAATGCCTCTGGCCTTTTCTGCCTGAAGAGTTGCGTTTCTGGCCTCTTCGTTGAGCTTGTATCCTTCTTTGTTCTGAGATGCGTAAATCTTAACCTTGTCTGAGCGACCTGCGTCAATTTTCTGCTGAATCTCCTGAATCTGTAGTCGCTCCTTTTCAATATCCAGTTCGCCTTTTTTAAGATCTAGCGCACGCTTTTCTTCGTCCACTTCCTTGCCTTTGCCAGCGCCACCCGGCTTAGTCTGATCTCCAAACTCCTTGACAATCTTTAGTGTATCTTCGGCTAGTCTTGGATCTCCAACTAGACCTGCTGCATTTACTGCATTCAGAGCTAAAATTTCTTTTGGTATATTTGGATTTTGGTCAATTAAATCCACGATCTTTCCAAAAGAATCAGAAACTGCTTTTGCAGCAGGACTTGTGTCCTTGCTGTTAAGCAACGCCTGTTGCACTTCTGCTGCCGAACTTCTAGCAACTTCCATGTTACCAGCAAATGCAGCGTTTACTGCGTTAATCATTCCGCTCTTTGCAGCGGACTGAAACTGTGGAGTCATGGCAAGGAAGCTCTGCTGAAACTGTTGCTGCTCCGGCCCTCTTAGCAATGTCTGCCTGTTTGACCAGCCACGAATATCGCTTGCAGTAATTTCCTTCCCTTCATTCAGCCGTGCAGAAACCTCGTTATTCACACGAATCTGCTCTGCCTTGCCCAGATTCTCAACAGCAGTAGCGTCAAGAAGCGGCAAAATAGGAGCCAGATCCTTTACGGTTTTTGTTTCGTCTTTGAAGTAGTTTTGAAGCGTTGACGAAATTAGCTGTTTATCAGCAAGCGCAAGTTTTGCTCCAGTAGTTTGAACCCCAACAAGTCCCGTAGATGCTTGTTGCGCTTTAATCTGCTCCTGAAGGCGCTGCATCTCCAAAGGCTGCATCTGCTGCTGAAAAGCAGCCTGCTGCTGCGCGATCTTCTGCTGCTGCGACATGTTCTGCAACTGGGCAATGCCCATGATGTTCTGAAGAAAGTTGTCAGCAGGAGGCGCAGGAAGATCAATACTATAGTTATATGGCTGCATATTAACTTAATGTGTTAGGTTCCAATTCTTCCCAATGCAGCAAGCTGTGCAGCTTGTTTTACAGACTCTGATGGCATGTTGCCAAGATCCTGATACAGCCCGGCGTAAGCCTTGCCAGCACCAAGAATCCCGCCAGCCTGGGCTGCTCCTCTTTGAGTTAGGAAGTTGCCAATATTTGCGCCAGTTTGCTGTTGAGCACTAGCAAGTCCGGCTGCTGTTTGCTGTCCAATGCCAAGCAGATTTTGTGCGGCTGTACCACCCATGCTTGTCAAGCCGGCCAGCTTGCCATACTGAGACTCGATTAGCTGGTTAAGTAAAGCAGGACGAAATTGGCTCAAAGCAGCTTGGACATTACCACCTCGAAGACCACCAGTGGCTGATGCGTTCTGAAGAATCCCCTGTTCACCTTGCCGAGCCAGTTCTTGAAACTGGGAACCCTGCTGGATCTGATTGATTGCAGACTGCTGTTCGCCTGCGCCACGAAGCCCCAATAGGCCCTGCATCCCCTGTAGTGCTTGTCCCCCAGCTTGGATGTAAGGCTGAGTCAAGTCTGGACGACCAACTTCCATGTATGGACGGAGGAGATTGATAATCTCGTTCTCTGCCATTTGCTGTTCATACACAGCCAACTCTGCCATCGACATCTGCGACCTAGCAGCGCCTTGGGCCGCTTTAGCCTGTTCTCTTGAAGAGAAGTAATTTCCAATTGCCTTAAATGGATCTGCCATAAAACTCCTTCTGGTAATCGTTAAACGTCTCTCCGTATAGCTTCAGCACATCGCCAGAAAGCTCGGTAGCCCTTTTGACACCGTGACAAGCCTGAACGGCGATCATGCAAAGGTCATAGAAGGCTGCTCTCCATCCAAAGGACATCTCGCTAGCCTGCCCTGCACGCTCGACTGCATCGCTGCCCTGCCACTTCAGGATGCTCAGTGCCACTACTGGAAGCAGCGTTGTAGAGTTCGCAGTAAAGAAGGGATTTAGTGGCATCGCAACAAGCGTGTTCCAGATGCACTTGTTTAACTCTTCCCGAGGCACTTCATCGCCGTCTGCGACATCATCAAAGACTTGAGTCACCTGAAACATCATCAGTAGCCATTCAATGGCAGAAGCAGGCAACTGGAAGTGTTCTTCCAGATTCTGCTTCAGTGATGTCAGGCGATCATCCACTAGGTGATCTCCCTCCCAGAAGCTGTAAACGTCAGTGAAGTCGCAGTACCGGCTAGCGTCGAAATGAACCCACCAGACTCAAGCACCTGACCAACCAGTTCAGGGCACAGGTAAGTCTCCCCGGGCACAATCGAGCGGGTCTTGACAATCAGGTTGGAGTTCCCAGCAGAACCACCAGAAACGATCAGATTGGCTGAGAACGTCACATTGGCTGTGTTCGTGTTCGTGACAGTCGCCTTGTCAATGATGGTCTTGCAGTTTACTGCGGTATACTGCGCAGTCTGACTGTTCTCAAGCTGCTTAGGAGGGACGATGTTTTTGACTGTTACAGCCATAATTAGGAAATGTTGTCGGTAACTGTGAGAATTAAAGAAGGCAGAGCAGGCACTGGTACACTGGCTGGCAGAGCTAATATCTCACAAGATGTATCATCTGTGCTCCAAACTAACTCGAAATAATCTCCTGCATTAACTGGAAGCACAAAATTCCAAGCACCAACTGTCTCCGCATTGTTGCCCTGAATGCGTATCTTAGTTGCGCTGTCTGGAATGTCAACGCCGTTGACTCTGGCCCAAATATAAATAGCACCAACTCCACCAGCAATTTTGTGAAGTTGTGCAGAAAACTGAAAGTTGTAAAACCCTTCAGTATCAATGTAAACCCGGCTGTTTGGAGTGCCGGTGTACACGCCGAACGAAATGTCAGTCGTGTTTAGCGTCATCGGATACGCCGTGTTGATGGCAGCAGCGGTCTGAGTGACTGTGGAGTGAAACGCTCCGTAGCGTTTACGCCTTACCTCGTTGATAACAGGAGGCAGAATATCCAACGGTTGACTCACCACCGTGACGGGAGGCGCAATGTCAGTCTGAGGAAATGCCGGGATGCTGTTAGGCGCCAAGGCCAGCAATTCAACAGCGTTTGCCAATCTGTCTATAGCGGACAGTGCCTGAACGGCCTTAGAATCGGCATTCTGCGCGTTTACAGAGACTTCCTCAACTATTGCCGCGTTATCGTTGAGGCTGGAAGGGATGAGAGCGAAGAGTTGCTCAAAAGCCCGGATGGCTCGTTGAGATGGCAAGAACTCAGCCAGCTCGTTGCGAGTGATCTTGTACGGGCCTTCGATCATACTGCAAGCGGTTCGACTCTGACCTCTAGTCTGGCCACGGAAAGCTGTGCATCACTTGTGCCCCGAAACTTCTGTGCTCTCCACTGGCGCATCCGGCCCTGCTGTAGCCACGATAGACGCTTGCCACGCACACCAGTCAAACCAGCCTTACACACACGCTCCTGACTCCAGGTTAATCCATCCTCCGTATACGAAGTCCAGATGCTGGGATCGGCGCCAAAGATCGTATTGCCGGTGAGTGCGACCAGTTCCAGTTCATGAAAGATCAGACCACGGCTTTCGTTGTATAGAATGATTGTCGCAAACTCCCAGCCATTCAGCACTCCCCAGTGCGAGGATAGCGAGTCGCTCAGGTAGCCAAAGGCAGTACTAGCAGGGTCTCCCACGTTCCAGCGGTTGTACACCCACACGAGGTTTTTAGCCCGATACTGACCATCGCCCACAAGGCTGGTTGCCAGCGTGAACCAGACTGGGGCGCCGGCCAGAGTGGTCGCAGCGGCATCAAAAACCAGTGTCTGGTTGGGAAGATGGATGTACAGATGGCGGTATCCCTTGTCCACACGAGCCTCGACAAGCACGCTGGACAACTCTTGCTCTGTAAATTCAGTAAGCAGTTGGTCAACCTCACGAGTGGCAATGCGTTCAGCGTTACTTCCAGAGATCATCCACACTGAAGGAGCCTCGTTCCTGGCGCCACCAATGAAGGCGATAGACTCCATGAAGTTGCAGCAGGCATGAGTGCCAATGACTCCACGCTGCACCTGGGCGCCTTCTACACGCTGGAACGGGAACAGGGAGCCTCCCACGTTGTCAAAAACTTCGATGGTATGCCGGTTGAGCGCGTAGACCTCGTTGCGGACCTTTAGCAACGCGACCACAGGGTCAGGATCAGCTTCAGCGGACCCGTACTTGAGCGGGTTAACTGAGAAGGGGTCGTTGAGTTCTGTGACGATCAAGAATTCTCCGTCTGTCGTCATAAAGTACCCGTCCACCCAGACAACATCGACCACCGTACCTAGATCAGGGTCAGTGACCTGTTGCAGCCCTGTACTTGGCCGGTACAGATACAGCTTCCCACCTGATGCGATAGCGAGGTAGTCAAAGGAGTAGTCAAACGTGACCTGTCCTGTGCCACCTACATCACCTATGACGGTCACGACGTTCGTACTAGAGATAGACACCAGCTTGGTGCCCATCACGCGGTACAGGATTCCTTGCCACTCGATTCCGCCACGGTCGATGCCGGGGCCAGTGCCAAGGCTTACAATCCCGTCAGCAGGGCGGAAGCAACCATCAGAGATTCCTGACTTGAGGATGACAGGAACCATGTTGCGTGGATACTCCACGCGGAAGTCCCCAGCGGTGCTCGTGTAAATGCCGGTGAGGATAGGGACTTGCATTATCTACAGTTCCAGCGTTTGAGTGATGCTGCTTTGCGTGTAGGCCGTCCCTTTTCGTCCTTCATTGGACCGGGCATCCCGCTCATACGAGCACAGAATGACTTCTTGCGGGCTGCGTCTGCTTCTGTCTTTGGACTGGGAGCAGGAGCTTTGAGGTTACTGCCAGTAGCAGCGTTGTACTTGGCGCGTCCCTTGGCAGTCAGCCCAGCGCCCTTTGACACTGGCAGCTTCTCGCCTTTAGACACTGAAAGGTTTACCTGCTTCTTTTTCATTGAGGATGCACCTGTTGTTCTAGAGCAGAAATACGTTGAGCCAGAGCATCAAGCTGGGCAGAAAGCCCGGTGACTTGGCCTACACCATGACTGTGCGAGGCAGCGGCAAAGTCTGCTGCGTTAGAAGTGATGATGTCGCCACAGCCCAGAAGATCCAGAGGAGTATGCTCGTGGTCGATCATGGCCGCGCCAATCGAGGCGGGCGTAATAGCATCGGTTCCCCCAGTAGCATGAGTCGCTGCGTGAGGCGCTGCAATGGCCAGGATCTTGCGGACAAGACCAGTCTTGAGCTTGGTCCACAGAGAGCCATTTGATGGGTCAATGGCCAGTTCCCTAACAGCTACGTCTGATGGACTTGGGGCAGATCCATCGTTTACTTTGTTGTTCAACAGAATAGTTGGCATTTCTTTCATTTAGCACTTGCTCAAAACAAATCAAGCCGCCGGATCGGACAGCGGCTTGATGTTAGTAAGATTTACTGAGGAGCGTTGGCGGCATTATAGGCCTCCTGCGCTGCAGCTTGCGATGGGTACTCAGCCGAGTTGTACGCCCACTGGCCGTCTTGATTGCCATATGGTCCATAGTACTGATTTACACCAATGTTCGCGGCAAGCCAGCCCGGATACAGTGCGTTTGCTTGAGCCCCAAGGGCTATATTTTGGTTAAATTGTTCAGTTGAGTTGTACGCCCACTGGCCATTCCTTACTCCAGTTCCAGTGTACTGATTCACGCCGATATTGGCAGCCAGCCATTCGGCATATTCAGCCGCTTGCGCGTCAGAGTTCGAGGCGCACTCAGTCTGGTTGTATGCCCATTGGCCGCTTTTGTACCCGGCCACAGTGTATTGATTGACTCCAACATTGGCAGCCAGCCATGTTGCGTAGGCAGCTTCTTCAGCGCCCTCAACAGTGCCGGTCACGGTGCCGTTGTTTACAGCAGTCGATGCAAACGTAGCGTTGCCCGAGACCGTTGCCCCTGCTTTGTGTTCAGCAGTGCCCTCAAACACGGCATTGCCAGTTACAGTGCCACTGTTTGCGGATCCGTCCTGAAACGTGACGTTCCCGGTGACAGTGCCAAAGTTTTCTGAGCCAGCGCCAAAAGTGGCGTCACAAACTATCGAGATAGATGGATTCATAGAGAAAGAAAGTGGAGCAGGGGCGCCATATTTCAGGCGCCCCCGCAGTGTGGTTATCGGTTAAACGCCACGCCGTTAAGCGTGATGATACCTGTTGTCCCAGTGACGGAACAAGTGAGGTTAGCCGAAGGCGTAGCCGTCGAGGTCAACGTCAGGTCATTAGACCCGATGTCGATGCTCTGTGGCTGGGTCCAAGTGTCCATGTTAGCAGACCCGGAGCTTAGTAGCGTCACGGCAGTGGTTCCGCTTGGAAGCTGTGTTGCCGCCTGAGTCCGGGCACTATCCCCAGACCAGTTGGCAAGCGTGCCCCAGTCGTTCCCCGAGCTGGCATAGAAATAGGCACCGATCACGGGAGTGGAGCCGCCTCCACCACCCCCGCCATTAAAACCCGAGAAAGTCCCCCCGTCCAAAGTGCTGTTCTCAGTGAGAATCACACCCGAATCGGTAGGAACGGAACCGGCGCCAATCAGGCCACCAGTGATGTTCACGTTGTTTGCATCCTGTGCAGACATCGTGCCCAAGCCAGCAATCGAGCCTTCTGCGCTCGTGAGGCGAGAGTCAAGGTTCTGACCTTCAAGAGTCGCAACCCGATCACTCACGTCTTCGATGTCGCCTTCAAGCGAGCTCTGAGCAGAACTAACAGCCGAACTGATCTTGCTGTCCACTTCAGCGGACGAGTCAACGCTCAGGTTCGAACGGGAAGCCGCTGCGTCAGCAAGATCGCCAAGGTTCGCAGAGATCTTCAGGGACGCATCAGCACCAGCCTGTGCCGTTGCAGCAGCCGAAACTGCGCTATCAGCAGTGGACTGCGCGGCGTCAGCAGCCGATTGGGCTGCGTCTGCGGCAGACTGAGCTGCATCAGCGGCGCTCTGGGCAGCGTCTGCTGCGCTCTGAGCAGCTACAACATCGACCTGAAGAGTGTCAACTTCGCCTTCAGCACTCGAAAGACGGCTGTCAAGGTTCTGCCCTTCCAGCGTGTCAACGCGGGAGGAGACAGCAGCGATGCTGGAAGCCAGCGCGGTTGCAACGTCAGAGCCAGCGGCCAGGGCGTCAGCAATTTCCTTCAGGGTATCGAGCGTCGCAGGACTCCCATTGATGAGAGCGGCGATTGCTGCGTCCGTGTAGGCGTCAGAAGCGGACTTGGAAGTGGAGATCTTGCTGTCAACTTCTGCGCTGCTATCAACGCTAAGGTTGGTGCGAGCAGTCGAAACACTGGCAAGGTCGCTCAGGTTCGACGCGCTTTTAAGAGAAGCGTCTGCGCCAGCTTGGGCTGCAGCGGCTGCACTCGTCAGCGTGTCAAGAGCGTCCTGGAGGCCGGTGACATCGGAGATGACGTGCGAATGTACAGCACGAGCGAACGCCGAGGCGCTCTCGAAGCTGATGATCGTACCATCGGTCTTTTTGATGAACAGCTTGCCATCGGCAGTGTTCAGGGCGATTTGGCGCAGAGGCAACTCTGCGGACGTTGGGACAACGCCAGACGTGGCGCTATACTTGAGTAGGAACTGATTGGCCATATTGGGTTTTGTTTGTTGTGCTACTGAGGGGAAAAGTTAAAAATAAGTTGTAACGACAACGATGCCATCTGCGCCATTTCCACCTGCGCCAGAGTTTCCAACATTGTCAAGACCTGCGCCACCGCCGCCACCTGCGCCGCCATAAAGCCCGCCATTTCCCCCGTTGCCTGCGTTGCCAGTGACGCTAGATCCGCCGCCTCCGCCTGCACTTCCACTAGCAGCAAAACCTGCTGCGACGTTTGGAGCAGATGCGCCGTTGCCTCCAATTGTTCCTCCATTTGCAGTTCCACCGCTGAACCAAGATCCAAGCGCAGTTCCTCCCGTGCTCCCTGCAAATCCAACCGTTGCAGCAGTAGGAAGCCCTCCTCCTGCGCCTCCTCCTGCGCCTCCAACAGTTGTGTTTGAACCACCAGTAAGTGTCCCTGCCCCTCCGCCGCCCGCTGATCCGTTACCGCCCTGAAACATGGCGCGAGAACTTGAACCTGCCCCAGCAGGGCCACTTGTGTTTGTTGCAGCCCCTGCACCTCCGCCACCCGTCACTTGTATCCAAGTGCCAAAAAAAGAATTTCCACCAGCAACCCCAATGTTTCCGTTAGTGTTGTTGGCTGTTACCGAAGCCCCGCCAGTCCCTCCAATTCCAACAACAACAGCTTCAGTTGCCCCCAGCAGCGAAGCAGAGATATTGCGAATGGAATACGATCCACCTCCACCTCCACCTCCACCCGATGCCTGAGTGCCAACACCAGCTTTTCGGCCAGATCCTCCACCGCCACCCGCAGAAATGACAACAACGTCAACAGCCACCGCTCCAGCAGGCTTGGTCCACGTTCCGTTAGAGGTGAAAACCTGTACGTTGGTCGTTGCCGCAACTCCCAGTGCTGTCCTTGCAGCAGCGTTGTTGGCTGCCTGCATGAAAGAGTCAATGTCTGCTGAAACCGTGAGATTTGGCATAGCTAGGGTCGGATATAGATTGAGGTGCCGTCAGGGCGCCGGAACTGAGATATCCCATCGGGACGCAGGTAGGTGAACGTAACAACAGGAGGCACTCCTCCAGCCGTTGCAGGGGTCTTGGACCGGCGTCTGGACAGGAAACGGATCACAGGCCAATGCCTTGGATGATATGCAGTGAGCCAGCTCCACCGGGCGATATGAACGAGACAGTGTCATCGTCCTGGTCCTTGCCAATGCTCACCTGTGAGCCAACTAGCACGGGATACCCGGCAGTTGAAGCAGGTGCCCCACTGCCAGCGGTTCCCACTCGCACATACACGATAGTGGACCCAAGGTTGGTGAAGACAAGCGACTCAGAGGTAAACCCCATGGTCACAGAAGCAGAAGTAACATTCGGCGTGACAGTGACGCCAGAATTGTAAGCGGGTTGAAAAGCGAGTCCCATAAAATCAACAGTTAGCCAACACGATACCAGTTCTTGAGGATCGGCTCAAACTTCATCAGAAAGAAGCCGTTTGCAGCCAGTGAAGAAGGTGCGCCAATCACGTTCGCGCCATTACCCAGCACAGTCAGTGTGCCAACAGACTGAGTGCAGTTTACCAGTACTTCTTGTCCTTCCTTGGCGTTGATGACTGCCGGCATCGTGATCGAGCCAGTAGCAAAGCCTGCTGTGGGCGTGATAATCAGCCACGCACTGGCGCTCTCAGTTGCAATAGCAACACTCCAGCCAGTAGAAGATGGAGCAAAGTACTGGAGAGTCTTGTCACCAAGAAGAGCTTCACCATTACCAAACTCTTCAGTGGTATTGATGATGTAATCGTAAACGGACTGAGCCAGCACTCGATAATCCTGTCCATTGACGTTGACGGCAAAGTTGGTCGATGCCGTGATCGTGTCGATTAGTGAAAGGCGTTCAATGGACATACTAGGAGTTCCTGAAAAGGATTTGGCCGTTAGGCTGCACTTGTACTGGATCTAAATTTGGCACATCAACAAATACACGT